GCGACGCTTGACTCCATTTAAGGGAAGACCCTCCAGGCCTAAAAAGGCCAAAAAGTCTGGCTTAGCGCCAAACTAAGTCACTCCACGTTGGTACGTGGATTTCCTTCTTTCTCCAGATATACGTCTCCCTACGGGTGTAGGTGTGGCGACTATCTGGGTCACTCGAGAGTTTGGTGTAGAGGTGACCGCGGGGATTGTAACCGTCGAATTTAACAGCGACGGGAACATAACCGCGGACCCACCAACCCTCCCAACCGTAGGACTTTGTGAGTCCAGCAGCGGGGCGGGGGCTACACGCATCAAAAGATGCGTGAAGCACACCTGTGAGGCCAATTGGACCGTAGGACCTTAGTCTTTTCGGAACAGCCTGCACAACCTTTCTCCAAGAGTCCAGAAAAAGTTGATCCGCCCAAGCGCCGTTTGAACGACGCCGAGCGATATCCACAATCTGGTTGCCCAAGGTATAAAGGTCCTCAATAGTGACCAACCGATCTTTTTGAAAAATCGGCCGGACCATCTCACCTTTGTAGAAGTCATGTCCGCAGCTCTCGAAGAAAACCCCGGAGGTGAAGGTCTTATCACGGTTAAGTGAAAAACCCACACTCTCCAGGTACTCCAAGAGTAGCGGGTAGGCTTCAATGGGGACGACGATGTCATCTCCATAGACTCGTATCTCATTCAGATCTGCGCCCGCGGCCTCGCAAGCCGCGTACGCAAAGGAATAAAATATGAGGGTTTCCAAAGGGAATGTAAAGCCGTTACCCATGGAAGAGATCTTCTCGTTCAGGCGCCACTCACCTTTATAAAGGGTGTATGGAGACCTAGACTTGAAGATCAGATCCAACCAGTCCAGTCGGTCGGAGTCGATCTCGACGAATTCGCACTCATCCCGTTCGCTCCACAAAAGTGGGGAGAGCAGGTACAGTACTAAGTTCTTAGAGACCGTATCCGAAGCGCTGGATAGATCGACGGTTACCAAGCCGTCAGAGTACGCGCGACCAGCGGCTTCCTGGTTACGAGACTGATCGTGAAGATCAATTCCGTATTTCAGGAGGCGTTTGGAGATACACTCGCCTACGCCAAGCTGAAGGTAGATATTCCACCTAGGCTCGACGCATATAGAGCGGTCTGTTTTCGCGTTTTTCGGCACGAAAGAAAGTCTGTTACCTCTCACGAATTGACACTCGTGTAGGTAGTCGCTTCTGTGGTCCTCATCGAAGATTTCTTCGAAGAGGGGAGCAACCCAGGGCGTGGATGATCCCGAAGATGAGAACTTGTTGTACGTGGCGGTATTACCCGCTCGCGTGTCCAAGTCTGCTCCCGGTCCGAATCGACAATGCTCGCGAACCTCGGTGCGCGTTACAGTTCCAAGGATCTCTAATGCTTTCCGCGATGCACGGCTAATACCGTCCATAACGTGAGGCTGGAATGGGGTTTCACCAACCTCTAGGGACCTGAAAAGACTGTTGGTCTTAGCGCAACTAGCCTCCGCCGCCAACCATTTCTGGTAGGCGACGGCCTCTTTGTCGGTAGAAACTGCCAAAGAGGGAAACTTCTTGAAGAAGCTCGTGACTAGGTAGTCCAAGAAAAAATCGTCAACAGAAAGGTCATCTCTGTTCGACATTTCCAAGGACAAAAGCTGGAGATGCTCTTTGCTTTGGTAAAGCATATAAGCAGCCAGCGATCGAGGAGTATTTATACGCTCACACCATGAGAGGAAGATCGAGTCGAGCAAGGCCGAGGCTTTGCTTGGGTCGACTGGTTCTTTCAAGAGCAACGGCCACTTTTTTTGTGGCAAGCCACTCCGTTGTCTCATACCTTCACCTCGTTCTGGGCCGTGACGGTCCAGACGAGAGAGAGGGCGTCGAGAGGGTCCTTCGCCTTAGCGCGAAAACGAACCTGCGCATAAGGAATGGCGGTCTGTGAAAGTATCCACAGAATACGCCACGCCATGCGCGCAGTTTCGTATCGTGAAAGCGGAGGCCCACCCCAAAGTCCGTACTCTTCGCAGAGTGCGAACTCCAGTTCTTCTTGCACACAACAATGGGCGCGCGCAACCAAGCGACGTCCAAAAGCACGATACTCCTCGCTACTAAGGCAATCACCACCGTACAACGACCAGTCACAAACGATGGCGGAAAGTGGATCTCGGAAAGAGACCACCTTTCGCTTACCGTGCATGAAGGTGACGTCGGAGGTGAGGCCTATGAAGCTAGGTGTACCGTTGATCAGCAAGTTTGACACCTGTAGATCAAATTCTTGACTTGAAATCATTGAATTGCTCCGTTGTGAGAAGAATTACCAGACGGGTTCGAGATTTTGCACTGCCGCCGTCATAACGGCGTCCGCATTGAGGTTCTTGCTGAACGCAAGAATGTCTTTGCGGTTTTGCAGAGTGCAACGAGCCGGGAGAACGAACTGCTCCTTCGACATAACAGTGTAGGCGACTTTGGGCGATGGCGTATAGCCACCGTCCGCACCGCTAATCACTTCAAGCGTTGGGAGCATGATTCGCTTCTCCACATCCGTCTTGGCGGCGCTTTCGCGCACCATGACAGTCAGGACGGGAAAGCCGATGGCAATCCCAAGGGCTTTGTCCTTGTAAGTGGCCAGTTGGCCACCGTCAGACATTGCCTTGATACCTGATGCGGAGAAGGTCTTGGCGACCGGGGTCGTTTGTCCGTCATTGATGACGATGTTGGCTTGAGCAGCCATAGGGTATAACTCCTTGGTTGTGTTGCTGAGCAACGAATTGAGGTGGTGCGAATCACCTGTGAGACCGCCCAAATTCAACCTGCAGCAAAGAAAACGCTGTCGCGAATCTATCCAAAGGGATCGAACCTAACGGGTTCTTGAAGGAGCCTAGACTCGCTCGTGGGGGGCTGTAAAGCCTTGTACGATTGAATTGAACTCCTTTAGAAAACGTGTTGGTCCTTTCTGTGAACGATTCGAAGACACCGCCTCCGATGTGCCGGTTATGATATTCTAGCGAGTGAACGTCCAACCTAGTGGCCTCGGTGTAGTAGGTTTCGCACCCATCGACAAAGCTGAATCCCGAGAAATCATCAAGGGATTGCAAGTAATTGCCGACAGGGAGAAACCAGTCCACAACGAAGCTGTAAGGAAGGAGTTCCCAAGCTAAAAGGGCGGGGTTAGTCAGTCCTGTCTGAGCCAAACCCGCACGGCTCTCACTGTCGAGGGAGAAGCGACACACGTACTTGTGCTTCGTCGTCGTGTTGATCCCGGTGAAGTCGAAAGAACCTTCACCAAGGACACGAGAAGACGAAGGAGTAAATGTCTTCGCGGAACCTCTAAATGAGACGTGCGAGGGACGACCAGCGATGTGCTGGCCGAGGAGCTCAGCGGCCCCGTGACAATCTTGCACCAAAGGTTTCCAGCCATATTTGAACTGGAGCCAAGAAGATGCCACCCTCCTTTCGGGGGGAGTCCTTAAGATTGCCGCGTGTTGTCGAGGAGACAACGAATGTTTGACGTCCATGGAAAGGGCGTCATACACATCACCGAGTCTGCCGCGCCTGAGGGCGCGTGCAGCCACAGCAATTCGCTCAGCTGTTGAAACGAGCAACGCAACTGTCTGCTTCCTCTCGGCAAATACTTCACCGAGGTTAACTTTCATCGCGTTGACGCTATCAGCTAAGCGGGCCTGTGCCTTCCCATCATCAGACTTATGATTTAGGGGAGGGTCTGTCGCGGACACTTGCCCGGGGCTAATATAGTGCAGATAGGACGAGGTCTCCTGCCAGTCTTGCGTGCCAGAAAAGAACTGGACGCGCGAGCCTGACGATTGACTCTGACCTGACCGCACAAATTGCTTCGAGTACATGTCATTCATCGGAAGAGTTTTCGCCTTGACACGGCTATGAAAGCCAGGGGTGTTATTCGGGCCTCCCCAGTCGCGAGACTGCGGAGACGTGAAATAATCCCAAGGGTACATAGTGGTCGAGGAGGTGCCGTCCCAATTTTTTGTGAAAATTGTAGACTGCCCCTGTACGAATTCGATCGGTGAGTGCGGCATGACAATGGGGGTTTATCCCC